CCTGTAAAATAATTGGATTGTCTCTAGTGTTTAAATCACCTAAGTAAATTAAATCCGTAGCCAGTGAGAATCTATAAGGCTGACCAGAGCCGCTATCTAAACGGCCGATTATTTTCTCTAACGTGTAAGTGCCGCCACCAGTACCGAGTGCATATCTAAATTCTAATAGAGTGTTGTTAGTTCCTGGCGTAATAACAAAATCATTTCGAATTAACATGGTGTCACCAAGGGGTAATTCGGTTGGGTCGATAGCTCCGTTAGCAACATTCATTAACTCGGTAACGCCAGCAGGTTTATATGTATCATTTGAAAATGCACCTAGCCCGTCATTTGGTATTGTCGTCCATACGTCAGCAGATAAAACTAATGGCGTAGTAGTTGTTGATGTGTCGTTGTAATCTATAAAGCCTTGGCCAGTGCTAGAGCCTCCACTTGTTGTTGCGGTTAATATATCTTCTAGTAATTCATTTACACTAGGCATGTTAACCCCCTATCGCTGCAAGCCAGCTTTGCAAAAGTGAATTTTTATCGTTGCTGGTTATGCTTCCGCCAACAGTTAGCACTATGCTGATAAGTAAATGATTGAGAATTTCTTCTCTATTTGTTTGGGAACGATTTGTAGACATGACTACACCTTAATACCATTTTGAGGGAGTCATAAAACAGAGGGATGTTTTTGTGAGGGAGGTAGTTTGGGTGGCTCGCGAGCCTGCTGGTCCCTCAACCAACTTATGTATTATAGCTTTATTTTAGGCAATAAAAAACCCCGTCTAGCGAGGCTTGATAATAACACTTTAAAACTACATGCCTTTTTCAGCCGATACCTTTTTAGGGTCAACCTTTACCGGCTTAACACTTACTTTACGCGCTAATCTATTGCAATCATTTAAGCTTGCTTGCTTCGGTAATTCAGCAGGATGAAGAGTTGATTTAATCTCTTTGATTTTATCTTCAAGCTCTTTAACTTCAGCCCAAACTTTATTGTTGTGTTCAAGTTTAGTTAATTCTTTTTTAGCCATGATATTTCCTATAGGTTTATGTTGTTAACGTTAGTATTCTAACACTTACTTACCTGATTTTAAACTTTGACCTTATCCCAGCCTTTGTAGTGCTCACTTGCGAATCTATTACTTGCTGTATTTGATTTTATTCCGTGGTGATTAGATGCAAGCTTTATAGTGTTGAATTCACCTTCTGGCGTTCTATAAAAGAACTTTTTAGGTAGTTCGCCAACAACTAATGCTTCTTTATGGTTGTATCCCCTTGCTAGTCTAGCCCTTACCATTTCATAACTCAAATCTAACTCTCTACACCATTGCGCTATTGTTTGCGACCTTCCGTTTAATTCAAGCATTACATTACTAGACTTGTTGTTTTGTTGCACAAAACCAGTAGCCCATCTGCAATTACTTTTGTCATAACCTTTATTATTATCAATCCTATCAATAGAATGCTCTTTAGATGGAGCGCAACCCATATCTTTAACGAACACTTCGAATGAGCTAGCCCAATCATCACAAACCTTAATACCCCTTCCTCCGTACCTATGAAACAAGTAATACTCTTCATTATTACACCTGTTTTTCATCATGGACCATGAGTTGTATTCTTTCTTGTGCGTCCTACTGCTAAACTTATTCCTCCTGGTAAGTCCTGATATTACATCAGAGCATGGCCTACACATTTTAGACACGCCTTTAATTAATCTTGGAGCATCAGTGACATGGTTATTGCCGCACGTACATACACACACCCATGAAGCTTTCCCACTACGAGACACGCTAGCAGAATCAAGCCTAACCGTAGTCAGTTCTCCAAAAACATCACCAACACTTATTGCTTTAGTCATAAAAATACCCCTTTGAAATTATCTCAGGGGTATTTTACGTTATTGGTTATCTATTTGCAACTATCGAACACTACCCATTCGTCTGAAGGAAGCAAAGTGGGACGTTTTTACGGTCCCAAACACGATTCCAGTTAGCAGCAGTTGCAAGCTCTGCAAGTGTAGCAGACTGACCCGCTACTGATGCAGATGTAAACTCGAAGCCTAACGGATGAACAATGTCAGCACGGCGAGAATATAAGTCAGACTGACCGCCGCCATTACCTTTCTCAGCGCTTCGATCTAACTCGCTTGGGGTAGTTGTGCGACCCATGCCAGAAGTGATAGCACCAGTACCAAAGATAACAGTTGTGTAAGTCACACGGTTTGCACCAGCTACAGCGCTCAACGAGTCATCAACAATTACACGCAAGTTACCGTACATTTGGAATAACGTGTTGTTATCAGCATCACGGATGAAGTCGATTAACTGCTGCTTACGCAAACGGTTATAGACTACTGAGTGCATAGCGATAGCACTAAAGCCAGCTTGATGATCACCAGCTGTTTGCTGTGCATCAAGGATAGCATCGTTAGAAACTAACTCAGGCGCTAAAATAGGTAGCGCTGCATCAGTTGCAATATTAACAACCATGTCGCTTGCGTCATTCGCTACGTTATCAGCCAATAGACCCATAGTTGATTGAATCAAGCGGCGCTCTAAAGCAGTCGCCCAATACTGACCGATACGGCTAGTAATTGCTTGCACTGGATCTTGTAAAGCTAAATCAACAGCTAAATCCATTGTTGACCATGATTGGTTTTGGCTAGCAAGGCGATAACTCATAGTTGCTGATGTAATGTTTTTAGGCGTTGAACTGTTGCCGGTTACATCATCAGAGTAGTTAGGCTCATCAGTACCTAATGGTTTAAAGAATGGTAGCTCGCCGATGTTACCACCAACTGAGGCCATTGCTGTTAATCGTGGATCAACAGTCATTACGCCTGACGCTAAAAATGCGTTAAGCTCTAATTGTGCTTCTTGTTCCGCACCCATAAATACTAGTGGGTTATAAATATCTGAAATCTGTACGTTAGCCATGGTAAATCCTTAAAAAGTTTAGTTTAGCTATGAAGCTTTGTTGGCTGCAATAGCCTGTTCTGTTAAAGTCATCGGTTTACCACCACTGGTAGTAGATCTAGTTGTGCCCGCACCATGCGAATCAACCCCGTTTAAATATTGTTTGTACACGCCGCTTTCCGAAGCCCAGCTTTGAAAATCTTTAGCGTTGTTCGCAACCTCTGCACCGTCATGCATATAAGAAGTTGTTTTCTCACCTTGGTCATTATAACTAATAGTTAGCGCATTTGACAGCATGGCCTTTCCAGCGTCTTTATGTGATGCGTGAAACATGTCAATATTAGCGTTAAACTCTTTGTCATACGCTATTTTGCGGTTAGAGTTTCGCTCACCATCTAAAGCCTCTTGTAGCTTAGCAACGGCATCAACCTTTTCTTTTTCATAAAAAACCTTTAGGCCATCCATATCACCAGATAATTTTAACTTTTCTTCAGCTAGCAATTTTAATGCATCATCTTTCTCACCAATACGAGATTGAATGTCGCGCTTTTCGCCAATGATATCATCACGGTTCTTTGTGATTCTTTCGTTAGCGTCGGTAAGCTCAGTAATTTTATCTTGTAATGCTTTGATTTCTTCTTCAGTCATAATTCCCTCCAAGGGATAATTTGCAGCCACAAGCCGCATTTAGTCATTCGGTTATTATATAAGCTAACAATGCGTCACGCAAACGACCATCACTTTGCTGTAGCGCAACACGCTTAATCTCTTTGTACTTACCTTTCTTGTATGCCTCAAACGCATCAGCCTCAGTGTCGTATTGGCCTATGTTGATTCTTTTCCCGTAACCATCACAACACCTAGCAACAAACTTATCGTTTCCTTTTTTTAGGTGGACACCTATCTTATATTCACCCCTGGCTGCTTCGTTCTCATTTAACAGGGAATTAATTGCTGCATCTACAAATATGCACGCATTTGGCGAATACACCTTATTCCCTTGTACCAATAAATCTTTATCTAGGTCTTTCCCTTCCCAATCCTGACTCTCCATCCATGATTTGAACACTGAGAATGCTAGCCATTCTTTAGTCACTGAGCAATCAATATAGGTAGGGCGTCTTTCGTGGTATATAGCTGAGTAGCACCTTTTTATCATGCTGCTCCACTTTGCGTAATACGGGCACATAACTCTTTTGCCGTTTATTTTTCGATTGACTATGTAGTCGGCATCATTAATACCTACGCCACAAATCGGCTTTCTGTTTGCTAGTGAGTTTTTGTTTGCGGGGACTTCTTCGAATGTATTCATAATAACCTCTGTCAAGAGTAGTCAAAAGGAGTTGCACCAGCCATTGACTAAATGGTGTTCGGTAATGAGCCTAGATGCAGATTAATTATATCACGCTTTCTGTTTAGCTTTCTTTTTACGTTCCATTTCTTGAAGTATCAAACCCAATTCATTATCAGCATCACGCATTTCTTTAATGGTTAGAGGTTGACCTAATGAGTTAACTGTTGATTCCGCAAACTCAGTAGGATTGTTTAACTTTCTAAATGCCTTACCTAGCGTGGGAGATTTTAGTGCGTTATCCTGGTCGGCAGCTTTAAGCTCCTTCATTTTAGAATAATAAATTCCCTCTGATGATACTGGTTTGGGATCTCTTTTCCCGTCTACCTCGAAACTAGATGCGCGTTTAGTATCTTTATCATCAAGACTGAACCTTTCATCAAGCTCATATACTATCGCGCTTCTACACCATCTATGGCGAGGTGGCACAAATGCCGACCAGTCTTTATCCTTTGGCGTTCTTACTACTTGGTCATAACGCTGGCAAACTCTTGATGTACTGGAATCTAAAACCGATATGCCGCGATAGCCTTTTACTATGTCCGAGTTTTCTTCACCAAACGCAAGTCTTGCCTGATTTGAATAGTGGTTTACACCCATTGTAGCAACGCCCTTTGCTGACCTGTGCGCCCTGTTTAATAGGTTCTTTGAGGTAGTGCTTTTCTGTAATCGCATCTCGTTAAAAATAGTATCAGCTATTTCATTAATATTCGTACCATTAATAAATCCACTCTGAATTGCTGCGTCAATTTCATCTGACCACTTAACCCAGTAATTACGCATCATTGTCGTATATGTAGTAAACTCAGTTTCACTAAGCTTAATAGGTGTAGCGATGGCGATAGCGTTAACCTGAGCCGCACTAGGTACGATTGATTCAAAGTCATCACGTATTACTATCTTATTAAGAGTACTAGCCGCGAACTCAGCCTCGTTGGTTCCTATCTCACGATTAGACTTCTTTAGCTCGTTGATATAATCCTGTAAATGACCGCGCGATGATTCGTCGATAGCCTTTGTAATAGCTGCTTGGTTAGCAGCTGTTTTAGGTCTATCACGATACACGTTAAATATACGCTGAACATCTTCCTCGATTAAACGTAAGAATGGTATCACCGCGTTACCTTGAGTAGCACCAACACGTTGTAAGAATACCGTATGGGCCGAATAAACGGTTGTTAGTATCTCGTTAGGCATTATTTAGCTCACTCGCTTCCTTTGCTGCCAGTGCTTTTGCTGCGTCTTCATTAATGCCGACCATTTCAGCCGCATCATTTTCTGTGCCTTCCTTTATCGCATCATCATCAAGCTTAGTAAATCCAACCTTTCGAGCCGTTTCATTTAGTGTGACTTTAGGTAATGCGCCAACCTGAACATACTCTAAATGCTTAGCAACCATTTCAGGAGTCATATCATCGGTAATAAAATCAGTATTAATCTTATACGTTGACTCTTTAGTTTCACCAAGGAATTGAGCTGCCCACGCTAAGCACTGCTCAAGCCCTGACGTAACGTTAAATGATATACGCTTAAGCACTGAGGTTGATGCGTTTGAATCTATACGCTTTGCTGTTGCTGTTTCGTTTGATGTGTTGTCAGTAACTAATTGAGCGCCTAGCATAACCATTCTTTGTTGATCGCGCTCCATTTCAGCAGGTATAGCGCCGGTAGCCTCTAATTGCAATAATTCAACCTTGTCATTAGCGTTAAATAGATTGCGACCTTTTGCGCCAACATCTAAACCATTAGGGTTTGCCTCTGCAAACTCATCAGTAGTCATATCAGTAAATACATTTGTCATGCCTTGACCGTGAAAGTGCAAGTTATCGCGGTTATCACAATCCAATACAAAGTGGCCAAGGTTAGCGTTAGCCAAATCATATAGAGGTACTTTAGAGTATTCAGGTGAGTTATTGTCAGCACCAAAGAATTGAAAAGGGATTTCAGTTAGGTTTTTACCATTAGCTTTAGGCGTAACACTAACACCAATCATTTCCTTTTTATCATTCCATAACTGATTATTATAAATGCCATCAATCATAATTAGACGGCGAATATAAACCTTATCTTCCCACTCAAATTCCTTACCTGCTACTTTCTCGCTTCTGATTTCAGTCAGGCGTATTTCATCAACTGAATTTGAATTACCAGCAACACGAAAGTAAATAATTTGCTCAGCATTGTATTGAATGAATCTCGGGGCGTTAGCTGGCATCTGCTCTTGCGCTTGTGTTAAGCGCTGCTCATTAGATGGCATATCAACTAAGATACCGTAGCGACCGATAGAATCAACCTCATCAACAACGGCTTGTGCGACTTCACGCAACCCACTACCAGCACCATCGGCATTCTTTTCTAGGTAATCAAGCTTAGGGGCTAACTCAACTTCAGGTTCTTTACTCCATACCATGCCGCCTAATGATTCATGTGTGCGACCTGTAGCGTTAAAGAATCGACCGCGCGACCAATAGGATTGAACACGTAAAGCATTAGCAGCATTACAAGCATTAGCCTGTTGACGTTGCGCATCAGTGCCGAATACTGGGTACTGTTTATATTGTGGCCCAGGTAAGCAGGTGATTATTTGCAATACTTTATATTTACCAGCAATCGCGGCTCTGACTTCGGCCCAAAGATTAAACTGTTCTTGATAATCAGTATCACCACTTAAGAAGTTATCCGTGGTCTGTGTGTTGTGCGCCATTATGAAAGCCTTATGTAGTTAATGACTTATTATAGCATGAGGTAAATTAATTTAATAATAAGGTTGACTTGTAACGGTGTTGCGTTACAATGTGGTTAATTAATCAAGTGGAGAGAGTTATTGTGAATGCATTAAGTTTGTTTAACGGTATGAGTTTTTGTGCAATGGCTTTGGAGTCATTAGATATTAAAGTTAGCAAGTGTTATTCAAGTGAGATTGATAAATACGCTAACCAGGCAGCGCAAGCGCTATTCCCTGATACAATTCAGTTGGGTGATGTTACTAACTGGCGTGAATGGGATATTGATTGGGCTAGTATCGATTTAGTTACCGGCGGCTTCCCTTGTCAGGCTTGGTCAATGGCTGGTAAGCAGTTAGGCGATAAAGACGAGCGCGGCATGTTGTTCTGGACGATGCTCGATATTATGAAGCACGTTAAATATCACAACCCGAAAGCTGATTTTTTAATTGAAAACGTGAAGATGAAAAAAGAGTTTGAGCAATACATTACAACTCACACTGAAAACGCACTAGGAAAGGTTTATAAAGTGTTAATCAATAGCGCCTTAGTATCGGCTCAGAATCGTAATAGATATTACTGGACGAGCCTCGAGGTTGAGCAGCCTGAAGATAGATTCATTTTCCTTAGTGACATTATAGAGTCAGTGTGTACTGATGTTAATTCGGATGGTTGGCATAAGTGGTGGAATGAAAAGAAGGACTTTCAAATAAAAAAGAAGTATTCGGCAATATGTAATGATGGCTCAACAGATAAGGCGATAACACTCACCGCCAGGCAGTACGCTAGCTGGAATGGTAACTTTATACTTGCTAGATCTCCTTGTAAGTTTGAAGGCATGAAACGAGTTGATTTTGATTTGTACAGAAATCTAACTGTACGTGAAAATATGCGACTTCAAACAGTACCAGAGCATCACATCGATACACTGTTAAGTGCTGGCATTAGTAACACTCAGCTATACAAAATGTGCGGCAACGGTTGGACGATGGAAGTTATCAAGCATATTTTTAAGGGGTTAAGATGCCAATAACCGAAAAAGAATGCGCTTGCGGCTGTGGTGAAAAGTTCCACGGCACAAAGCGAGCAAAGTTTTATAGTGGCGCGTGTAGACAGCGCTGGAACCGTAAGAATAATAAAGCTCAATACGATATGATGATTGATAAAATCAATGGAGATAAGTAGATGGCTGATTTAATAGAATTCATTGCGAGCATTATTATAATCTGCTTAGTTTTGTTTCTTTTGGTATTTATACCTTTTGGTGCATATTCAATAATCGAATCAAGCAACACTAAAGAGGCTTTATACACAGAATGCCTTACTACTGATTACGATAAGTTTCAGTGCTATTCAATGATATATGGAGATAAGTAGATGCTCGAGTTTACACAAGACGAATTTAACTCTCTCTTTGTTAAAAAGGCAACAGACGGAGTTAAAACTTTATCGGTAATATCGATAGAAAATGAGTTTGGCTCAAATATCGAGATAACATTATCTAAGTCAAAAACTAAAGAGCTTGGATTGGCTCTGCTTAATATAGCGAGAGATTAAATCATGAGCCCAATACTAAACAACCTACCTAACATTCTAGGCTTTATAGCCTTAACCCTATTCGTGTTTATATTAATACGTGAGGTTATCTGCTGGTACTTTAAGATCAATGAGCGCGTTGCTCAGAACAATGAAATCATTAAGCAGCTAAAGCAGATAAATTTATTTAATGCTAACGAAAGTATAAATAAATATTAGGAGATAGATTATGAGTGAATATATTGATGTGCTAGTGGTAATAAACCTGTCATTGAACTTACTGATAATCACATCGTCTTGCGTGAAGTACGCTTTCAATCGATTCAATAGAGGTGAGAAATGAATAATCTACCTATTGAGTGCACTGATAAATGGCACCCAAAGCAGGGTGAAAGAGTTTATCTATCTCACGCCATAACCAACCATAAATTCAAAAGTTATTATTTTATTAGGTGGTGGGCTGGATGCTTGATTGTACTACACGAAAACAAGCCGTATAGATTACATGTTAGACATTCAGCAATGAAGCCAATATTAAGGTTACCCATAAATATTTAACGCGCCTCGCTTACCT